TTAAATCTTAATTTCACAACAACCTTCATATCTCAAACTATGAAAAAACAATTGCATTTCTTATCAGGTATCCCCCGCTCTGGCTCAACGGTCTTAGCGGCTATCTTAAATCAAAACCCTGCGACTCATGTCAGTACAACATCTGGCTTGGTTCATGCGCTCGATGGTTTGGCGAACACTTGGCACTCGGCTGGGCTGTTAAACGAGAACGATCCAGACAGACATAAACTAGCGCAGACGATGCGGGGTATGATTGATGCCTTCTATGAAGATACGGATAAACCTGTCGTAATCGACAAAGGGCGTGGCTGGCCTATTCCAGTCATCATGTCAGCGATGTCACAGGTATTGGGGCATAAACCTAAAATCATTGCAACTGTGCGCTCTATACCTGACTGCATGGCATCGTTTGTGCGGGTGGCTAAACCAGACGATCTGGATTTGTTTATGGCCACAGGTCAGTTGGCTGACCATCTAAGAGCATCGTATATCTCATTACAAGAAGGCTATCTGTACGATCCTGAGGCGTTTTGCTTTGTGGAATATGAAGAACTATTAGCCGATCCTAAAGCACAACTGGACAGGATTCATGCGTTCTTAGACCTGCCTTCATATGACTACGACTTATCAAACATTGACGGCTCAACAGTCAGCGAAGATGACGAGAATCTACACGGCTATGCGGGTATGCACGATGTCAAACCTAAGCTCGAACGTCTACATGACGAACACCCTAAAGACGTATTGAAGCATCATTATTCAGCGTTCTGTCAGCCGGAATTTTGGTTAGAGACACCACGCACCACACCTGAGTTGCATGACTTAGATTTACAGTTAGCGGCATCGACTGTTGGGGATTTTGAAGAAGGCTGGCGTATCGCTCAGAAATTAGAGCGTGAAGAACCTAACAACTACCGTGCGGCTTACAATCGTGGCTGGTATTACCTGCGTCAAGGTCAGATTCAAAAGGGCTATCAGCTCATGGACAAAGGGCGCATGGTGGGGGTGTTCGGCAATAAACATCCTGAAACCGTTACACAGCAATGGGACGGTAAAACAAAAGGCACTATTCTGCTGTATTTAGAAGGCGGTTTAGGCGATCAGATTCATCAAATTCGTTACGCTAAAAACATCGCAGACCGTGGCAATAAAGTCGTGGTGTCGTGTACGGGCGCTCTAGTGCCTTTACTGAATGATGTGGCTGGCGTATCGGCTGTGGTTCAACATGGTGCTGAGTATGGTGTGTACCATGATTACTGGGTTGCAGGGATGTCTGCGGTCGTTCCTCTTGGGTTTGAGCTGGAGGACATCGCGGGCACTCCCTACATCAATAAACCTCTGGCGATTAAAGGCGCTCGTAAACGTATTGGCTTGCGCTGGTCGGGCAGTAAAGCCTTCGAGGATCAGCACCATAAGCTGTTCCCTGCCGAGTTGTTGTTTGATGCTGTGGCAAACGATAAGTACGAATTTATTAGCTTGCAACGTGACGCTGACTTGGAATATAAACCGTTCTGGGTTAAGGACGTACCATTAGACTCTTGGCATGACACACAGGCGGCTATTGCTTCATGTGATTTAGTGATTAGTAGCTGCACTTCTGTGAGCCATTTAGCGGCTGCGATGGGCGTAGACACTTGGGTAGTCACACCGATTATGCCTTACTTTTTATATGCGCTAGACGGTGATCGTACACCTTACTACGACAGTATGCGGTTGTTTAGACAAGAGATTTATGGCGATTGGCAAGCTCCGTTTGATAAAATTAAAACAGCAGTTTCAGGAGAATAAAATGAGTACCAAATATCCGGGTGGGTTCATCACTAAAACTGCGCCTAGCATAACTCCCCCCGTGGGGGGAGAAGGTGGCACTGCTCCGGGTATTTGGACGCTCGACCAAGCCCAGTGGTACATCGCACAAGGCACATGGCCATTGCCTATGAAAGACAGACAGTTGTGGTCTTGGGGCTATAACGCTCAAGGTCAGTTAGGTCTAGGTAATACGACTTACTACTCTAGCCCTAAACAAGTCGGTGCATTGACCACATGGTCATCTATAACTGCTGGTAGTACTCACACCGTAGCGATTAAAACAGACGGTACTCTCTGGTCTTGGGGGCGTAACAACTTCGGTCAGTTAGGTCTAGGCAACACGACTTACTACTCCAGCCCTAAACAAGTCGGTGCGTTAACCACATGGCTATCATTAGCTGCTGGTTATGTTCACACCGTAGCGATTAAAACAGACGGAACACTCTGGTCTTGGGGATATAACCAATTCGGTCAGTTAGGTCTAGGTAACACGACTAGCTACTCCAGCCCTAAACAAGTCGGTGCGTTAACTACTTGGTCTAAAATAACTGCTGGATATCGTTACACCCTAGCGATTAAAACAGATGGCACTCTCTGGTCTTGGGGGCGTAACCAATTCGGTCAGTTAGGTCTAGGTAACGTCACTTACTACTCCAGCCCTAAGCAAGTCGGTGCATTGACCACATGGCTATCATTAGCTGCTGGTTATGTTCACACCGTAGCGATTAAAACCGACGGTACACTCTGGTCTTGGGGGCGTAGCGACTATGGTCAGTTAGGTCTAGGTAACACCACTAACTACTCTAGCCCTAAACAAGTCGGTGCGTTAACTACTTGGTCTAAAATAACTGCTGGTCGGAATCACACCGTAGCCGTCAAAACAGATGGCACTCTCTGGTCTTGGGGGTGGAACTATTACGGTCAGTTAGGTCAAGGTAATACGACTAACAACTCCAGCCCTAAACAAGTCGGTGCGTTAACGACATGGTCTAAAATAACTGCTGGTGGTTATCACACCGTAGCTATTAAAACAGACGGCACTCTCTGGTCTTGGGGGTATAACGGTAACGGTCAGTTAGGTCTAGGTAACACTACTCAATACAACAGCCCTAAACAAGTCGGTGCATTGACCACATGGCTATCAATAACTGCTGGTTTCTATCACACCGTAGCCATTAAATCTTAATCTAACAAAAGGAAAAAACAATGACACAATTATTCGTAAAGGTCGAGAACGATGCCATTACCCAATGCTGGGACACTCCATTCCCAGAAAACGAAGCGGGTCTGTGGCGTGAAGCGATTGAAGTTCGCCCAGAAATCATCCCAAACCGTCAAGGCTACACAGCACACACATTCGATCTGACTAAAACTCCGGTTGAAATCGTATGGGGCGTATATGATATTCCAGTCGAAGATCGCAAAGCGAGTTTGGTTGCCAACGCTAACTTCTCAGTCAGCCAGTTGTTACAAGGCATGGCGCAAGACCCATCAACCTTTGACCCTGCGGCTATTGAAGCTGAGAAAGCGGCTGTACAAGATAAGATTGATGCAATCAATGCGGCTACTACCCACGACGAGTTAGACGCTCTGTGAAAATCTTAATCTGCGGCTTACCCGGCTCTGGCAAAACAACACTGGCTAAATGCTTGTACGAACTGCTATGGGATAACGGGCGAGTCATAGAGTGGTTTAACGCTGATGAGATCAGGGCGCAGTATAATGTGCGTGTCACAACTCAAGATGCCGCTAAATGGGCGGGAGAGATTTATGAAAGACTTTCTAATTAGACGTTTGACTGAGACCTCGACATGGGCGGGGTTATTTCTTGTTGCATCTGCGTGGGGTTTAGAGTTTACTGACCAGCAGCAGGCAGCTTTAACGGTACTGGGTATGGCCTTAGCAGGCGCCCCAGACAAACAACATAAATAGGGGATTGTTATGGAACTGATCTTACAAGACGTGGTTAAACTGATTATTGATGTGCTGAAATTCTTGGACGTAACGAACGTACTGATATGACCCAACTGACTAAACACTTCACGCTGGAAGAGATGACCGTCTCTGCTACGGCCCTACGTCACGGATTAGACAACAGTGCTAATGAAGTGGTTACTGCTAACTTAAAGCGGCTATGTACCCTCATACTAGAGCCTGTACGCGATATTGTGCATAAACCTGTACAAGTTACCAGCGGGTATCGAAGCAGTGTAGTCAACTCGTTAGTGGGAAGTAAATCGACCAGCCAGCATATACGAGGTTGCGCAGCGGATATTAAAGTACGGGGGGTATCGCCTGACGTGCTGATAAAAGCTATAATTGGTGCAGGTTTACCGTATGAACAAGTGATCCGAGAATATGACAGCTGGTGCCATGTTAGTGTACCAAACGATCCTCATAAGTTACCTAAACGGCAGGCATTAATTATAGACAAGAGCGGTACCAGACCGTATACATAAAGGTGAACTATGCCACTTAAATCGATTACATTTCGACCCGGGGTATCTCGTGAAGGTACGAACTATGCTAACGAAGGTGGCTGGTATGCTACGGATAAAGTGCGCTTCCGATCTGGGTTCCCAGAAAACATAGGAGGCTGGCAAAAATACAACCAAAACCAATACACAGATGTCTGCAGATCACTGCGTAATTGGACGTCTATCGAAGGTAATAACTATACAGGCGTCGGCACAAACATTAGATTCTTTGTAGAATTTAACGGCACTCTTTATAACATCACTCCTTATCGGCTAGTTGTAGACCCACTTACCCCCACTGATCCTTTAGGGGTTATTACTGGTAGCGCTACGATTACCATCACATACACCGATCATGGTGCGGCTACAAACGATTACGTCTATATCTCAGGCGCTGTGATGTCACTTAGTGGGATACCTGACAGTGAAGTTAATATATACCACCAGATCACTGTGCTGGACAAAGACACCTTTGCGTTTAACGTCACTACATTATCTACCTACACAGGCGGTGATGGCGGAGCGGCTATCGAATTAAAATTTGAAGCTTCTGCTGGACTACCTATCAATATCGTTGGGTTAGGTTGGGGTGTAGGTACATGGAGCCGTGGCGCATGGGGGTCAGCAGCCTCTTCAGGCGGAGAAGTTGTACAACAGTTAGGTTATTGGACTCAAGATAACTACGGGCAAGATTTAGTTATCGCCCCTACTAACGGCGAGATTTACTACTGGGCTACAGCGACAAGTATAGACGCCTATGGCGCACCAGATACAGATGCAGTTAAATTAAGTTCGTTACCTAGCGCAGCGGATTGTCCATCGATTGTAACAGGTATATTAGTCACTGAAGAAAACCATCTGGTAGCCTTAGGATGTAATGCCATAGGCGAAACAACTAAAACCCCTATGCTGATTCGCTGGGCGGATCAAGACAATCCTGCTAACTGGACACCGGGTATTAGCACTTCTGCAGGTGGGTATAAGCTTACTTATGGTGATGCAATCATTACGGCGATTAAGTCCCGTCAAGAAACCTTGGTGTTTACAGACAGCGCGCTGTACGGTATGCAGTATGTGGGTACGCCTTATACGTTCAATATCCAACCCCGTTCAACCAATATCACGATAGCTTCGCCTTTTGCGGCTATCTCGGTGAACAACATCACCTATTGGATGGGGCGTAAAAAGTTCTTCACTTATAACGGTACGGTTGAATCGCTCCCATGCAGCTTGCGTCAATACGTGTTTAATGATTTTAACTACGATCAAGAAGCGCAGGTCTATGCGGGTTCAGTAGGCGAGTTTAACGAGATTTGGTGGTTCTATTGCTCACAAGACTCTGTAACGCCTGATAGATACGTTGTCTATAACTACATGGAGCGTATTTGGTACTACGGACAAATGAACCGTACTGCTTGGCTTGACTGCCCTGCGCGTGAATACCCTATTGCAGCTATCGATGGAAACCTCATCTATCAAGAAAACGGCCTAGAAGATAATGCAACAGGCGCACCGTTACCGTTAGTAGCTTATATTCAGTCAGCGGATTTTGACTTGGATGATGGGTATCAGTTTGCATTTGTAAGACGTTTGATTCCTGACGTTACTTTTTCTGGTTCGACAGATACTTCGCCTGCGGTCACTATGACCTTATACGCGCGTGACTTTCCGGGTGGCCCATATAACGAAGAGACCAACGAACCTATCACACGTAGCACGACAGTGCCTGTTGAGCAGTATACCGATCAAGCGTGGTTAAGGCTGCGGGGCAGACAGGTGTCGTTTAGAATATCAAGTGATTCGACAGGTACGCAGTGGTCGTTAGGTATACCGCGTCTTGAGTTACAACCCGACGGGAGAAAATAGATGGCGGGTCCTAATTTTGCAGCGCCTGTACTACCTGTGCCTCCAGCGCAGTATGACCAAAACTGGGCTAACCAGACTGTGCGTATTCTCAATACGTATTTTACAAATCTACAAAACCCGGGGCCTTTACGCGCCACTACCATTACATTAACCGAATTGCCGACCAGTAGTGCAGGGTTGCCGACAGGCGCCTTGTGGAACGACCTTGGCACAGTGAAAATTGTCTAGGAGATATACATGCACCAACAAACAGCACAAGGTTTAGCATCATTAGGTCGTGGCGGAGATAACACTCTGGTCCATATGAATCATGCGGAAGTAGCGGGACTTAACGCGCTTAACCAAGCGATCAACAACCGTCCTTTGACGGTTAACCCACATACGGGCATGCCTGAGGCTATGGACCTGACTGAGATTCTATTAGGCTTAGGTATGGCGGCAGCAACTATCGCGACCGCAGGCGCGGCTATCCCTGCATTAGGTCCTATTGCTGGTACATTGGCTACTGGCGCTGTAGGTGCAGGTCTAGGCGCAGGTAAAAACGCTATCCAAGGTAAAGACCCCGGTATGGGCGCAGCGTTCGGCGCCGCCTCAGGTTTAACAGCGGGTACTATGTCAGCATTAGGTCCTGCAGGAGAAGCGAGTACGCAAGCGGCTGAGTTAACAGCAGAGGAAGCCGCTAAACAAGCGGCATTAAAAACGGCGGAGTCTGCGACAACGGCCCTCCCAGAAGCGGCGCCTACAGCGTTTACTGGTACTTTGACGGGTGGTTCAGCAGCGCCAGAAATAGCTGGGGTTACAGCTAACTCGGTTAATACCACAGGTAGTATCGTCCCTGTTGCAGACGGAGCGCAAGCTACTCAAGGTTTGGGAGCGTTATCAAAAGATGCTGGGCTGTTATCAGGTCAAGCGACGACAGGCGCAGCGGGCACGCCCAGCGCTGATATGACATTTTTATCTAGCCCTAAAGACGTAGGTATTATGCAGAGTCCTGTTGTAGATGCTGCTAAAAGCGCGACACCTATCGAAAAAGCGATGACCGCCGAACCGTCAATGCTGGATAACGCATTAAAACCATTTAAAGACATCGCGGCTGATCCATTCTCTGACAGAAACAAAGCGGCGTTTGCCGTGGGTACTGGGCTGTTCGGGCTTGAAGATAGTATGAACCAGCAAGCTAAAATGAAGCATCAAAATGCTGCAGAAGCCCAACGTATTGTAGGTATGTATAAAAACGCGGGTGTGGACACAACAGGTTTACCGCCTTCTCTGTTAGCTATGGCTAACCAACCTACGCGCTTTGCAGCGGGCGGAACTATTCAAGAAGTGCAAGGTATCAATCAAATACCACCCGGGTTTATCAACCAACAACCTATGCAAGGCTTCTATCCGCAGAGCATGATCCCTCAAGCTCAACCTTTGCAACGTACTACACCTATTAGACACGAAGTTATTGGTTACGCAGATGGCGGCTCTGTAGGTTACGGTTACGCTGAAGGCGGTGATATTGGCGGTGGTGATGAAGGTTTGTTGCACGGACCCGGTACAGGCCAAAGCGATGGCATTATGGGGTTAATCGGTGGTGAACAAGGGCAAGAGCCTGTACGTTTAGCCGAAGGCGAGTTCGTAATTCCGGCGGATGTAGTATCCGCACTAGGTGATGGCTCGACTAAAGCAGGCGCTCAAGCCTTATACGACATGCTGGATAGAGTACGTCAAATGGCATACGGCCACACACAACAAACGAATCCGGTCAATCCAGATCAAGTAATGCCTGTCTAATATGGAATTAGTACACTGCATTTATGTAAAGGAGTATTGGGATCATATACGATATGCGTTAGAATGTGTTATCGAAAAAACTAACGCCGACTGGATTCCAGAGGATGTATATGCTGCCTGCATGATGGGGCAAGCGAGGGTGTATTTAGCCCCTGACGGTGTTATAGTTTTCAAACTGCTTACAGACAACATAACCAACCAAAATTCGTTATTTGTTTGGGCTGCCTATTCAAAAGACGGTAATGCATTAATTAAGTATTACCAAGACGTAGATGCTATCGCTAAAGAGTTCGGTGCGTCTAAGATTTCATTTGCTTCACCTAGAAAAGCATGGCACAAAGCCATACATAAAATACCCGGCTGGTATGAGGTGGAGACTGTTTACGAAAAGAGGATATAACTATGGGCAGTAGTTCAGTACCATCAAATACCACGCAGACCACAATGCTGGACCCCACCCGACAAAAAGGGTTGCAACAAGCATTAGGGTACTTAGATAAATGGACACAGGATGCACAAGCTAACCCTGTTTATAGAGGTCAACGCGTAGCCGCGCTCCCACAAGAATGGTACACCGCACGCAATATGGCGACCCGTATGGGGAATAGGTTAGCTGAAGGCGGTATCACTAGCGTTAGACGGTTTGCTGATGGGGGAGACGTCGCGTTCGACCCTAGTGGGTATCAAACTGTGCAATATGGCGTGGATGATTGGTACTGGAATCCGACAAGTAATGATTGGCTATCCCAATCAGAATGGAGCGCTGCGAACACTCCTGTAGCCAACACGAGCCCGGCAGTTAATACATCTGCTACAACCGGTGCAACAGCGGGCGCCACCTACGCCGATCCTCATGATAATCCTGCTTACTACTACAATCCTGATGATTACACCAGTTATTTTGGCCCCGATGCGGCTAACACGTACACGCAAGCTCAGTTTGATGCTTTAAACACTCCTACAGGGTTCACGCTGACAACCACTAATCCTAACGCTAACGCACTGGCTTCTGGACTTACAGACGCCATGTCTAAGTTAGACACAAGTAAATTAGCAGCGGCGACCACGGGTACAACAGGCGCAACCTCGAATGCTACAACGGATAATTTCGGGTATACACCGACTGATCTAGGTGCGTACAGTGTGTATAAACAGGCTGAGGACCTGCAAAATTTAGCTACTGGTAGCGCATTAGGTTTTGTGAACATAGATCCAGGTCAAGTATCGAA